TATACCAACCATATACTTATTTAATAAGATTTATAATTACTGGACAACTTTATTATGGGTCTAAGACTGCTATTGACTGTCACCCAGATGACTTTTGGGTGAAATATTTCACAACATCGGAAATAGTTAAAGCATTAATAACGGAACATGGAAAAGATTCATTTGAAGTTTTATATACTAAAAATCATGCAACTAAAGAGGCTGCGCTAAAATGGGAAGAGTTATATTTAATCAGTGTTGACGCAGCCAGAAATCCAAATTATTTAAATCGTCAAAATGGTGGAAAGAATTTTGTATGTAATGGTCACACGGAAGAAACGAAAGCTCTTATGTGTATAACCAGGGCTGGAGAAAATAATCCAAATTTTGGTAGAGAATTTAGTGAAGAACATAAACAGAAACTTAGAGACGCATTTAGTGGTGAAAATAATCCAAATTGGGGCAAATTTGGTGAAGATTGTTTGCATTATGGATTTAGACATTCTGAAGAATCTAAATTAAAAATGAGCGAAAGCCGAACCGGAACTAGAATGGGCGAAGATAATCCAATGTGGGGTAAAATTGTATCAGAAGAAACACGTAGAAAAATAAGCGAAGCTATTAGTGGTGAAAATAATGGCATGTTTAATAAAACCCACACAAACGAAGCTAAACAAAAAATAAGCGAAGCTAATAGTGGTAAAACACGCACTAGAGAATATTGCGAAGAATTAAGTGAACGTCAAAAAAAGAAATATATAATTACCTTTCCAGATGGACATGAAGAAGTAATAATTGGATTAGTTGGATTTTGTAAGTTATATAACTTAGATAATAGTCCCATGACAAAAGTTGCTAAATCAAAACAATCTAATCATAAAAATTATAAATGTAGATATTGGTGAGTTGTGCAACTCACCTTATTATTACATCAAAATTCATTATTGATGTCTGCTCGCATTTGCTGCAAAATTTCCATCACCTCCAATCTTATATTAATTATGGCTGGGCAACCATTATTTAAAAGACTTCTATCATAAGATGTATTAATCTTAGTAATACAACATCTGGCAATCTTAGGAAGATATTGGTTTTCCCCTCCCCTGAACATATATTTTACGTCAATTTCGAACGGGTACGTCATATAAAACCCGTTAGGATTTAAGCCAGGAGTCGCAGCCATTCTAAACTCTTTAACTATATTATGTAATAACTCGGCTTCACTTTTCGATGATGGTGCGAACGAGTATGTGAACGCAAAACACCTCAAATCTACACTCTTAAATAATAATTCCAATTTGGGATTGTATACGCTCCTCGTTGCGCTTTCAATGGTTCCATTTATATCTCCAACATCTCTTCCTAAAGTTCCTTGTAATACTGTTCCAGCAGCTCCTAGAGCATATCTAGCAGCACTTCCTGAAGCATTTTTTATAAATTGTGAAATGCCTCCTCCACTGTACAAATTATTCACAAGGTTTCCGGCAAGCCCTAAGTTTGATGTTTGATAATTAAGCGAATAATCGCTTTTTGTATCCATATCTGGAATAGGAAGACAAATTATTGTGCGTGTTCTTGGCACATAACTGTTGAAATTCATTGAATCACCTAACTTCCCAAGGACTTCGTTAATTGTTTTCGGGATGGCTTGTGAAGCATTATGAATATTATCCACAATATTTGGGGCATTTAGTTCCTTACCACCAGTAACAGTTTGCTTAATATTTTTCGAAACATCTTGTCCCGAACCTCTAACTGATTGTTGTGAAATCCCAATATCACTAGTTTGTAATATACTAAACATTACAACATTAGCATTCGGATAATTTGAAATATCGATTGGGTATGTCAATAATTTTACACCTTGATTTGATTGGTCATCTGTTTGTGTCCCATCAACTTTTTTAGGAGTAGCTGATTTTTTTTTAAGTTTATTCAGTCTATCTTGTTCTTTAAAAAATGGGTCATTAGTATTCCCAAAATTTGGATTATTAGGTTGCGCCTGAAAAAATGGGTCATTAGTATTCCCAAAATTTGGCTTATTTGGTTGTGGTTCAAAAAATGGATCACTCATTTTAATTTCCTTTAAAATTTTAATATAAATACTTGTATACTACTATTTATATGGAAAAATTCTATGGCATATCGTGGCAAATATAAGGTGAAAAACCTTGCAAAATATGTTGGCGATCCTTCTAAAGTACGCTTCCTTTCATTATGGGAATATGCAGTTTGTAAGCATTTTGATAATTCTCCCGAAGTATTGCGCTGGAATAGTGAAGATGTTCACGTAAGATACGCAAATGCTGCGGAAAATGGTAAGATGCGTACTTATATGGTAGATTTTTATGTAGAAATGACAAATGGTAAAAAATATTTAATAGAAGTAAAACCTTTTAAGCAAACACAAGCACCAAAACAGAGAAAGAAAATTACAAAAGGATATTTGGCAGAATGTTATACATATGCCATGAACCTGTCAAAATGGGATGCGGCAAGAAAACTTGCAGAATTAAATGGAATAGAATTTTTATTATGGACTGAGAATGAATTACATAGATTGGGGATAAAAACGTTATGACACAAAAAATTAATATTTTTGATACCATATCCAATGATACGGGAAGCCGCATCAAAAGTTTTGAATGGTATATGAGAAAAATAGAAGAACTTCGTGGAAGAGGGTTAATTACTAAAAATAAATTAATCCAATATGACGAAATGATAACAAGTCGCATTGACATCGGCTCTATGTTCCTGATGGTGTACGCCAACCCAAAATATAAGCAGACGCTTCCATTTTTTGATGCGTTCCCCTTAATTCTCCCCTTCGGTATGGATTCGGCTCATCTTACAGCTTTCAACCTACATTATATTCCAGTAAAGGCGCGGTGGATATTACTAAAACAACTTATGCAGAATAGTGAAATATCAACTGTAAGGAGAGCATCAGAAGATGCAAGATTAGCATTGGATTATAATTTATTAAAAGGTGCGTCGAATTATGACCTATTAAAACCTTGTATACATCAATATTTATACGATAGAATTGGACAATTGAAAGGTGGAATGTTCCTAAAAATACCACCAGCAGAATGGCCTATCGCTTCTCTATTACCAGTACAAGACTTTAGATCAGGTAATAGAGGATATAGCGCAGAACGAGTTTGGAAAGAATCTATGGGAGGAAAATAAAATGGCTTTAACACTTAATACACCTTTTGGGAATGTTGATTTACTTGGTAAGTCTTCAGAACAAACAAATTCCACACAAGGCTTGAGTAAATTTACGGCATTTGTTCGGGAGACTGGATTGGCAACCCATAATAGGTACTTCGTCACATTTGATATACCTAGAGCATTGCAGGCGAAATATTCTCAATTTGGTGGAGTAATATCGCTACTCTGCGCAGGTGGTGAACTACCAGCTGTTAGTTTAGAAGCTCGTGATATTTTTACATTTGGTGCTTTAAAACCTTATGCAACAAATATAAGATTTAACCAAATGTTCCTTTTTTTCTACCTTGATACCGCAATGACTGTAAAAACGTTTTTTGATGACTGGTTTACTTTAATTGTAAATCCGATAGATGGTCTTGTGGCATATAATGATGACTACTCCACTAATGTTCGAATTTTTCAGCTCGATAAAGCAGATGTACCAGTATATGGTGTCCAATTAAATAAAATATGGCCGATATCGACCTATCCGCTTCAAATAACATATCAAGGAAGTGCTTTGCATAGATTACCTATATCTTTTACATATAAGCACTGGAAGAATATGGAAATAAATTATGAAGGGGATAAGTCATCTTTTTGGGGAAATCTTATGAGCAGTTATGGCGTTAGAATGCTCGGTAAAATTGCCCCAGTCATATATGGCATATTAGCATGAGTAAGATGTGTTTTACATGTGGCATTGAAAAAGATGAAAGTGAGTTTCACAAAAATAAAATAAATAAAGATGGATTATGTGGCAAATGTAAAACTTGTGCTATATTATTATCCAAGATACATTATGAGAAAAATAAAGATGAAAAATTAAGAAAATTGCGAGAAGTATATAAGGAAAATCCTGAAAAATATATAGAAAAATCAAAACTATATTATGATGAAAATAAAGATATTATTGCAGAAAAAGAAAGAATAAAATATGCGGAAAATCCTGAAAAATATATAGAAAAATCAAAACTATATACAAAACCAATATGAAAAAAATTTATAGACAACGGCGTAACAGGGAACTGGCTGATCCAGTATATAGGTTAAAGATAAGTATACGAAAATCAATTAGTTCAATATTTTCTAAAAGCCCATATACTAAAAGATCAAAATCATCGGAAATTCTTGGATGTTCCTTTGAAGAATTTAAGATTCATATAGAAAATCAGTTTCTAGATGGTATGTCTTGGGATAATAGACATTTATGGCATCTTGACCATATATTTCCGGTATCACTGGCATTGGATGAAGAACATCTACTCCAACTTAACCATTATACAAATTTTCAACCATTATGGGCAGAAGATAATATAAAGAAAGGCAACAAACTTCCAGAAGAATTTACCATAAATAGTAATATAACAACTTAATAGGACACTACAATGGCACTGCCAAAAATTTCACATTCACTTTACAAAACTACATTACCAAGTAATCCTAAAACTGAAATAATATTTCGCGGATTTCTTGCAAAAGAGGAAAAAATCTTACTAGCAGCACTTCAATCACAATCTCCAGAACAAATGGCTCTAGCACTTGAGCAAATATTAACTAACTGTATAGTTTCAAAAATTAATATTCCAAAATTAATAAGTTGCGATGTCGAGTGGTTGTACCTCTCGATCATAATGAAAAGTTTTGGTGAAGAACTCAACCTTTCTGTATTGTGTTCAGCCTGTAAGGAGGAAGTACCCTATGTTATGCAGCTCAACCTAATTGAGCAACCAAAATTGATCAAGAGGGCAAATATAATAGAAGTTGATACAGATATGTTCCTAACTTTAAAATATCCAACACTCGCAACTCTCGATTCCTTAGATGTGATAAATAACCCATCTTCTCCTCCCGAAGAAGTTCTCAATGCATTGGCAAACAATATTGAATGCGTTACTCATAATGATGAAACATTTCATATTGCTGACCAAACTATTGAGGAGATTGCGGAATTTTTTGATAGTCTTTCCGGTAAACAAATGGGAATGATTACGACTTTTTTCGCAAACATACCCACTGTTTCGGAAGAAATTATATTTGATTGTCCCAATTGTAACCACCATAATATTTACTCAGTGAGGGGATTGCAGCAAATTTTCCAGTAACAATGGGATCAACAAGTATGTATAACCATTATAAACTTAATTTTGACCTAATGAAACATCATGGTTTTTCATTAACTGAGCTAGATAATATGGTGCCTTGGGAGAAGGAAGTGTATACAAGTTTGTTGATTCAACATATAAATGAAAAGAATGCCGAAAAAGAGAAAACGCAATATGAATAACATTAAAAAAGCCCCGCAAGGGGCTTTCCTTCTTTAAACCTCATTCAATATCATTTGTCAAATCGCATACATAATCTGTTGCCTCTCTACCAACACTTTGAGGAGGCAAATAGTCATTATCAATAGTTCTATGCGTAGTACAATTTACAATTATATCCATTGTGTCAATACTATTATTTTCATTCATATGGCCTAATACAAATCTAACATCGTCGCCATATCTACTTATTGTTTCACTATATACTTTATATTCGCCACCTGATACATCACCTATATTATAATCTGCATAGACTGATGAAGATGCCAAAATAATAGTAGCAATTAATATTTTATTTTTCATTTTATTACCCTTCTGTTTGCTGTTTTATTGTCACTGTATTCATACCTAACAGTTGTTTTATAGTGCAATGATACTGTCAATCTATTTTCATAATTTTGTTCATACTCTGCACTATAAATTGCCCCATTAAATCCCAAAAAATTAGGAGTACCTATTTTTTCAGAGACATTTTCATCAACTGATAATAATAAAATCTGTACGTTATCGGGCATTGATTGAACCCATTCAAGTAACTCTTGTTTATTCATTTTATTCCCCATAGTTTTATTTGAGATAATATTATAAATTATATTTATAAAAATGTCAAATATATTTAGTATAAATACTAGTATAGCCAATTCTAAAGGTAAGGAAAAATTATGGATATCAATTTACAAACTGGTGAGCCTATAGAAGATTCTAATAAGAAAGAATTTTCTACGTTCAATCCAGATGAACATAAAAAGCCAAAGCAAGCACACAGAGAACTTCCAAAAGAGGTTATGACTTTCTTTATGGATAAGGGATATACAAAAGAATCTGCCGCCGCTATTACTGCAAGATTAGTACAAGAATCTAAACTTAATCATGGAATTAAAGAAAAAGGTAATACTGCCGACTCATTTGGAATCGCCCAATGGAGAAAGGAGCGGTTAACTGGTTTAGGAAAATTTCACAACAAAGACCCATACGAAACTAATATGCAAGAACAATTGCAATATATGGATCATGAATTAAATAATAAATATTCAAAAACTAGAGATAAAATTAAAGGTTCTACTAATATTGCCCAGTCATGGGAAGATTTTACCAAGGGGTATGAACGCCCAAAAGATTGGCAATTTAAACAAGCTGAACAAATCGCAAATGCTGAAAAATTACATGCTGGTAAGTTTATATCGCTCAAAGGCGATGGGCAAAAAGAAGAATCAAAAGTCGAAAAGGCAACCAGAAAGATTAAGGAATCTTTTGCGGAAGTCAACCCAACTGCTCTCGGCGTAGGCGGAGCAATATTGGGAACAGTTGCCGCAAGTGCTGTTGCTCCTAAAACATCTTCTGCTGGTATGTTCAATTCTGTTGCAAGTGGTTCTGCAAGAGTTGGAAGTCAACCATTGCCAATTGTTAATGAATCTTCCACTAAAACTGCTTCTGTTGCTCCAGTAATAAAAGAGAATGGTGTGGTAGATATAAATGCCACAAGACTTAATCAAGAAACTCTAAATTTTCAACAAAAAGTTTTGAAGTACTTGAAACACATTTCGGATAAAACTGGACACGAAAATGGCAAAGATGGTAGTGTAACAGAGGTAAAAACTGAAGAATCTTTAATCAAAAAAGTTATGGATGCTTTGTTAGTTGGTGGAGCATTAGCCGCATTAGCTGGAGTAATTGCTTCCGCTCTAATTCCAGAAGAAACAAAAAAGTTTATTAAAGATGCAACAGAAGTTGCTAAATCAACATTTGAAACTATAGTTAATAGCCCAAAAATAGTAGAAGGAATGGGAAAGCCGGGACAAGAGCATATAAATCAAATTACTGGTAAAAAATACGAGTCAACTGGTGCTGGAAAATTATTGCAGTCAATTGGTGATGCGACTATAGGAACAATTAGAAGTGGTGGAGAAGCAGCAGCAGGTATAGCATTAAATCTTGAATCATTAAAAACTCCAGGACAAGAATATATTAATCCAGCTACTGGTAAAATATCAGGAGGAAAAACTATTCCAGGAAAAATTCTCCAAGGTATTGGTGGATTAGCAATAGAAGGTGGACGAGGTGTTGGTAAAGTTGCTGGAGCATTATCTGAAGTACCTTGGTCAAAAAATGTAGTAGATCCGGCAATTGCTAGTGCAAGCAAATTTGCAACTGGTATTGCAAATGCAATTACTCCAGATTTTATGAAACATACCGCAAAAGAACTTGCAAAAGATATTTCAGACTCTGTGAGAAGTTCAGTAACAAAACTTACTGATTCTATATCAAGTGCAATAAAAAATTCAATAGATGGAGTAATAAATGCAATTAAACATCCATTTACCCCAACACAAGCAGAGCAAAATAGACTTGAAGGAAAAACTTCGGAAGGTGTTCAGGTAATACAGGGAAATAAGGGCAAACCTGCTCCCCAACCAGACAATATACCAAGAGATAAATCTGGGAAGCCAATTAATGCCCCAAAAATTGTCCCAGCAACTTCAGCAATAATTCCGAAGGCTATATCACCAAAAACTGAAGAATTGACTGTAGCACATCAAGCAGCCGATAATTTATTACAAAAGAAGG